TCAACCTTGGAGTGCGGCATTTATATCATTTGTTATGAGGTCTGCTGATAAAACATTTCCAGCAAGTGCATCACATTATTATTATGTTAAAGATGCTATGGACGGCAAAAATGGTTATGAAGCTTTTCCACTTTCTTTTGGACTTAAAATAAAAGCTGAAATTGGAGATATATTGATTAAAAGTAGAACAGGTGACTATCAAAGTTCCCACGGGGATGTTATATATAAAATTGAAGGTAATTTAGCATATTTAGTTGGTGGTAATGTTTCTGATAGTGTGTTACAATTTACAATTAATTTGGAAAATGGTTATATTGTTGATAGTAGTAATGTTAAGAATGCTAAGATATTACTTAAAAAAACCAATAACAAGTATTACCATGGTAAACAATTATCTAAAATGTTATCAAAATCTCCAACTCAAAGTGTCAAATTTGTGAACGGAAGTTATACTGGATATAAATCGCAGAAAGTTTCACCATCAGATACAATTAAAAGTGTATATATTCCAGCACAAAATCAAGCATTACCAAATATATCAAAAGGAATGAAACTATTAATGCAAGCACAAGCACAATTAGAAGGTTTCTACCCTACCTCAAAATCATATAAAAACAATAACCCTGGTAACGTTGGAACTTATGGCGGTAATGTTGTTACAAAGTTTCCAACATTAGTGGAGGGGTTAAAAGCGCAATGGAATCAAGTTCTTGGTTTAGCATTAGTTAATAAATCAAAATATTATAAATCAACAAATACCTTATTTGAGTATCTTTCAATTTATGCCCCACCAACAGATAACAACGACCCAACAGCTTACACCAATTTTGTAATTAATTATTTTAAAAGTAATGGTGTTAATATTTCATCAACCACAACATTATCAGATATTAATAATATTGTCTAATTTGTGTTAATATATATTAATCTGTATATTTGAAATATGAAAATAGGTAATATTGTTTCACAAATCAAAATAAATGTTTCTGAAGATTTTAATGTGGTTGAATCCTTGGATAATGCTATCCAAGGATTACCCACAATGGTAATTGGGTGGGATTATGTAAACAAATATTTTCCAAATGCTGATATTATTAATCGAAAAATAAATGATAATACATATTGGACATTTAAGAAAAATGAAAAAAGAGACATATATGAAGAAGATATGTATTATTTTACGCAGAGAGCATATAATAATTTAATTAAGGATATCGTATATGTTTTTATTGACCCAATACTTTTTAATCTAAAAACAATAAAAAAAGTACTTAAAAAATTAGAATCTATTTCAAATCTTATTGCATATCACCATAAAAATATGGTATACATTTATGGTGAAAAAATTATATTTGGAATTGACTTAGAATTGCTTGAATATATTGGTTTTAATCGTGATAAAATACTATCTAAAATAATAAAAAAAACGCAAGTTTTTTTAGATGAAAAATACATATTTATTGAATACAAGAATAGGATAGAAAATCTTGATAATCAAGTTAAATTTATACCTTACTTGCACACAATAAAAAATGAATAAAATAATATTATTATCGTCATTTATATTTCCAGAACGATTAGATTGGTTTATAAATTACTTAGAAAACAAATTTAACATTCCACAAAATAAAGTTTTTGGTTATAAAAATTTAGATGATGAATCTAAGTTTATTGTTACGTTTAAACTAATTATATCTGAAAATAAACGACTAAATTTAAAAAATTTGTTTCCAAATGCTATAATGATACATAAAAGAGGCAACGCATTATATACAATAAATGCATTGAATAAATTAATTGAATCTAAATCAAATGATACTATTGGCAATATTGATTATAAATCCGTAAAGATTGATTGGTCAGAATATCAAAATAAATTTATATTAATTGACAATAAAGAATTAATGTTTTTAAACATAAAACAAATTTTTTAATTAATTTAAGATATTTATAGTATATCTAAAAAAACTGTTATGAAAAATGAAAAAAATGAGAATAAACTTGAGAATGCATTAGATAATTTCTTAGGTGAACAACCAACACAAGAAATGGATTGCAGCTCAGGTGTTTGTGTAATTAAAAACGACAAAAGTATTGTTGAAAAAATCAACAAAAAAATAATAATCGAAGATGGTAGACAATTATTGATTTAATTATATGGGAAAAAAATTTAACCAAGCATTACTAAAAGAAGAACTAAAAAAATTTAGATTACTTTCAGAATATAGCTTTTACACAGAAAAAGACGTTAACAATGATGACAACCTTATATTAGGCTCTAACATTGAAGAAGCAGATGAAGAACCAGCCGATGATTCTAAAACAGCAGCGGCTAGCCCTAATGCTGCACCAGACGCTTCAGCCCCAACCGACCCTAACGCAATTCCAGATGCACCTTTAGATACTGAACCAATTGACCCTAATGCTGCGCCAGCGCAACCAGAAGGAGATGAAGTCGCACCAGTTGATGACATGGGAGCCGAACAAGGCGCAGGTGACGATGAAGTTGAAGTTGATGTTACTCAGTTGGTACAAGGCAGTGAAGAGGCTAAAATGTCAGCACAGATGGCAAATCAAAAAACTAGCGAACTATTGGATAAATTTAGTGAATTAGAACAAAAAATTGCATCCATGAGTTCATTATCTGACAAAATTGACACGCTTGAAAAAGAAATTGTTAAGCGAAATCCAACGCCAACAGAAAAATTAGAGTTGAGGTCATTAGATTCATTTCCGTATAATATTAAATTGACTGACTATTTTAAAGATGAGGACACATATGATGCGGCAAATAAAAAAACAAAAGAATACGTGTTAACAAAAGGTGATATAGATTCAGGATTTACCGACGCATCAATAAAAGGAACATTTGATGCTCCAGAAGAATATGAAGAAGAAGATATATATGATTAGAAAAAAGGTGAGTTTTTAACTCACCTTTTTTATTTAAAAAACTTGCACATTGATGTTCCCACAAGTATATTTGTTTGAATCTAAGCGAAAAAAACTATTTAATTTGTCATTAAATCACTTGACTTTTATAACTTTTTTCGTATATTAATAGTATCCGAGTTAATAACAATATATACATTAAAAACAAAAAACATGAGTAATCAAAACACGTTAGATGCAATGCTGAAACAGTACGAAAATGGTTCAAATACGTACAAAAAAACCGAACAAAAGGTCTATGATTTGAAAAATTATTTTACCACTTATCTTAAGGAAAAAGAGAAAAGTGCTACCAAAAGAATTAGGATTCTCCCAACAAATGATTCATCTTCACCATTTGTTACGATATATGGTCACAAGATGTATATTGATGGTGAGTCTAAAACATTTGTTTGCCCAAAACACGAAAAAAATGAGGAGTGTCCATTTTGCGAAGCTCGTGAGGCTTTACTTGCAACTGGTAAAGATTCTGATAAAGAATTAGCAAAAAAATATAGTGCTAAAAAAATGTACGTGGTTAAGATAATTGATAGAGATAATGAATCCGATGGACCTAAATTCTGGAGATTTAATCACGATTATCGTAATACTGGAACATTAGATAAAATTTACGGTGTATTAAAAGCTGTAAATAAAGACATTACCGATGCAACCACTGGTAGGGATTTGCTAGTTATGCTTGCTAAAGACCAAAACAATCGCACTGTTGTTCAGAGCATTACTCACGTTGACCCATCACCACTTAGCGATGATGCTAGTTTGGCTGCTGAATGGTTAGCTGATAATAGGACATGGGAAGATGTGTATGCTATTAAAACATATAGTTTTCTTGAAATTATTGTAAAGGGTGGTGTACCAGTTTGGGATAAAGAAACTAAGAAATTTATTGATAAAGCTGCAATTTCTGACACAACTGAATCAAATGATTTGGATAGCGAATTATCACTTGGGGTACAAAATATTAAATCAAATATTTTACAACAAAACACTGATTCTAAGGGTTACAATAATAATATTAATACAGAAATAAATATAATATCTAACAGTATCAATACTGAAGATAACGATTTACCATTCTAATTAAATATACTTATAATAATGGGTAGAAGGAGTTCTTCTACCCATTATTTTTATCAAACAATAGTTAATACAAAATATATGGCAGTTAAACCAAAAAAAATAATTGAAAAAAAGTCATTTGATTTAGATTCTTTTATTAAAGAAGAAAAATTAAATACAAATACAAAAGATAAAGAATTATCATGGATACCGTTGTCGAAAGCTTGGCACGATGCATTAAAATTACCAGGTTTTCCACGTGGATATGTCAGTTTAGTTAGAGGGTATTCAAATACGGGTAAATCTACCGCATTTTACGAAAGTATTGTGGGAGCGCAAAAAATTGGTGATTTACCAATTGTTATTGAAACTGAAGGTAATTGGAGCACCGAACACGCAAAAAAAATAGGTGTTAAGTTTAAAGAGATTGTAGATGTGGAAACAGGTGAAATTTCCGAAATACCTGATGGTTTTATTTTGATTAAGGGTAAAGATTTATATGAAAAATATAAATGTTATGACCATAAAGATAGTAAGATGACAACTAAACCAACTAGAGGTGAACCAGTAATTGAAGATGTTGCGTTATATATTAGTGAAATGATAAAAAAACAAGAAGATGGGCTTTTACCAAGAGATTTGACTTTTCTTTGGGATTCTATTGGTACACTTAATTGTTATAAATCCGCTTGCTCTAATACAAGTAACAATATGTGGAATGCTGGTGCAATGGGTGTTTTTCAGGCAATTGTTAATTTTAAAATACCCTCAAGTAGAGACGTTGAGAGTGAATTTACCAATACGTTTATTTGTGTACAAAAAATTTGGCTTGATAGTATGAATGGCACCGTAATTAAGCACAAAGGTGGCGAGTTTATGTTTTTTAATTCTAGAATAATTGTTCATATTGGTGGTATTTTAACGCATGGTACTAAAAAATTAACAGCAACAGCATTAGGACAAGAATATCAATATGGTACAGAGGCTAAAATTAGATGCGAAAAAAATCACGTTACTGGTATTGAAAGAAATGGTTCGATTGCGTCTACACCACATGGATATGTTAACCCTGCGGAACTTGATGAATACAAAAAAGAAAAAAGACAATTTATTCATGATGCGTTAAATGTTGATTATGATGTTGTTCTTGAATATCGAGAAGTTGAGGGTAAGCTTGAAGCTGAAGATACGAGTGCGTAAAAATATTTTTAACCTTTTAAAGGATTAACATTGAACAGAAGACCACCAAAAAATGGTGAAGTTAGAGAACAAATTATAAATACACTTTTGATTGACGGTAATTCGTTATTTAAACGAGGGTTTCACGGAGCAAAGGGTGAGTATAATCATCGTGGCGAACATATTGGTGGACTATATCAATTTATTACAATATTAAGAAAATTGTTAATTGAAAACCTATATCATAGGGTATATGTTTTTTGGGATGGTAAATTTAGTGGTAAATTAAGATACGAAATGTATCCGCTGTATAAAAGCGGAAGAGGTAAAGATTATATCAATGGTTCTCAACCCATTGATGCTTCTGAATTGTATCAAAAAAAAATGATTTGGAATTATCTTGAGGAGTTATATATTAGACAAATACAACATGAAATCGTTGAAAGCGATGACTTTATTGGATATTATTGTATTAACAAAAAAGAAAACGAAAAAATTACTATTTGTACTAGTGACAGAGATATGTGTCAGCTAATTTCAGATGGAATACATATTTATTTTTGTGATTTGAAGATATATGTTGACAATATAAATTATTCTGTGTATTTTGGTCATAATTTAGAAAATGCTGCGTTAATAAAAATCATTACTGGGGATAACAGTGACACAATTAAAGGTGTTAAAGGAGTTAAAGAGGCAACATTATTATCATTTTTTCCAGAACTTAAAGAAAGAAAGGTTACAATACTAGAAATTATTGAAAAAGCTAAGGTTCTTCAATTAAAACGTATTGAAGAGAAAAAAAAACCTTTAAAATTGTTACAAAACATTATTGATGGGATAACTGATGGTCCGCAAGGTGATAAGTTATACGAGATTAATACAGCACTAGTAGACCTTAAAAACCCATTAATGACCGAAAAAGCTATTGAAGGATTAAACGATTTAATATATGGAGAATTTGATATCAATGAAGATAGAGGGATTAAAAATGTATTAAAATTAATGAAAAAGGATGGACTTGAAAAAACAATAGGTTCGGTTAGATATGATGAATATTTAATGCCTTTTAAACAACTAATTGAGCGAGAGCGCAAGGAAAATAAAACAAAACTATATGATTAAGAAATTTCAGGGGGAGCGATTTGAATTTGTACTGTACATTAATAAACACATTATTTGCCAACGATGGTTTAATATTAATGACTATAACGAAAACTCTATTTATTCTTTAGAAATTAAAGAATTAATGGATAGATTAATTGGAATGAATAATGGTGATTTTGGTTCTATGGGTATTATACCTAAATTTTTAAAACATAAAGCAATAGATTTTTTATGGTCTAATTATAAACCATTTTATCCACAAAAAGATGTTCAATACAAGAATCTTTTAGAAAAAGAAGATAATTTTGAATTTGAAATAAGGGTTGATAAGGTAGTTGTCGCACAAAGTACATTTTCTGGAAACTATTTTCCAAAAAAATCTTGGGATAAAATTCAAGTATCAGTTTTTAATGATAAGTATCAATTAGATATTAAAGAAATTATCCCAGTAATTATATCTGAAATAAAATATGGTTTGAGTCAAAAAAATTATACGACAAAGTATGCTAATGTGCAACTTTAAGATATTTATTAAAAACAACGTTTTAGACACAAAAAATATAAAAACACAATGGCAAAAATAAATAGAGACAGTTTTAGTTACTTAGGAGGCGATTTTCAGCTTAGATTAGTAGCACAACTTCTTGTAGATAATAAATTTGCTGAATCAATTGTGGATATTATCGACCCCAATTATTTTGGTGACCAAAGCTTAAAACTTATAGTTTCAACAATTAAAGATGCATATCAAGAACACAGTGTGATTCCTGATATGGGTAGTTTAGAGTTTAGGATGCTAGATAATATTACTGGTGAATATGATAAAAAATATACATTAGCACAATTAAAATTAATTAAAGATGCAAATCTTAATGATAGTCTTTCTGTTCAAGAAAAAGCCATGCTTTTTTGTAAGCAACAAGAATTAAAAAAATCAATTAAAGAAATTCAAGCAATTATTGATAAGGGTGATATTAATCGATATGATGAATGTGAGGCAATATTAAAAAAAGCATTAGAACACGGTGAATTTAAGGATAATGGTATGAATGCTTTAGATAACATTGATGCGGTACTCATTGATGATTTTAGAAAACCTATTCCAACTGGTATTAAAGGATTAGACGAAGTTATGGATGGTGGCTTATCAAAGGGTGAATTAGCAATTATATTGGCGCCTTTCGGGGTAGGAAAAACCACAATGATAACCAAAATTGCTAATACTGCGAAAAATCTAGGGTATAATGTTTTACAAATATTTTTTGAGGATAATCCTAAGGTTATACAAAGAAAACATTTATCGTGTTGGTCAGGACATCCGTTAAATGATATATCGTTACACAAAGCAGAACTTAAAGCATTAGCAGAAAGTAAAAACTTAGAAAAAGGCATACTCAGACTTAAAAAATTTCCAAGTGATAGTACGACAATACCAATAATTAGACAATACATACGAAAATTAATTGCTCAAGGATTTAAGCCAGATATAATTCTTCTTGACTATATTGATTGTGTACAACCATCAAAAAATTTTGATGATGTTAATGTGGGTGAAGGTAATGTAATGAGGCAGTTCGAAACATTATTATCTGAATTAGATATTGCTGGTTGGACAGCAGTTCAAGGTAATAGAAGTTCTATTGGGGCAACTGTTGTTCAAGCGGACCAAATGGGCGGCTCAATTAAAAAGGGTCAGATTGGTCACTTTGTAGCTTCAATAGCCAAAACCTTAGACCAAAAAGCTGACGGAACAGCAACAATGGCTATTCTTAAATCAAGATTTGGTCCTGATGGTATGGTATTTGAAAATATAAGATTTGATAATTCTAGGATTCAAATTGATATGAGTAATGATATCATAGGTAGAAGTCAAAGTGATTTTAAGAAAGACAAGGATAAAGATGATGTAAGACGTGCAGCATCAGCATTAGAAACAATTCAACAAAGAAAAAAAGCATTGGGTCAGGCGCCACCCGATGAAATAACAATATAAGAAAAGAAAAAAGAAAAAAAGAATGGATTTATCAACAAGCATTTTGTCAGACATTACAGTGCATATGAAATATGCAAAGTATTTACCAGAAGAAGAAAGAAGGGAAACTTGGTACGAACTAGTGACTAGGAATAAAAAAATGCATCAAAAAAAATATTCACATATTGCTGAAGAAATTGAAGAGGCGTATAAATATGTGTATGATAAGAAAGTTTTGCCATCAATGAGGTCATTACAATTTGGTGGTAAACCAATTGAGATTAGTCCAAACAGAATTTATAATTGTTGTTTTTTACCAATTGATGATTGGAGAGCATTTAGTGAAACCATGTTTCTTTTATTAGGTGGAACAGGTGTTGGATTTTCGGTTCAAAGACATCACGTAGAACAATTGCCAGAAATTAGAAAACCAAATAAAGATAGAAGTCGAAGATACCTTATTGCCGATTCTATTGAAGGTTGGGCGGATGCAATTAAAACACTTATGAAAGCATACTTTGAAGGTATGTCAATGCCAAATTTTGATTATTCAGATATTCGTCAAAAAGGTGCATTATTGGTAACTAGCGGTGGCAAAGCACCAGGCCCACAACCATTAAAAGATTGTATTCATAATGTTAAAAAAATTTTAGATACAAAATTAGACGGTTCAAAATTGACGCCAATTGAAGTTCATGATATAATATGTTTTATTGCTGATTCTGTATTGACTGGTGGTATACGTAGAGCGGCATTAATTTCGTTATTTTCATTAGATGATGAAGATATGCTATCAGCAAAAGCTGGTGCGTGGTGGGAGCTTAATCCACAAAGAGGACGTGCTAATAACTCAGCTGTGGTGTTACGACACAAAATTAAAGCTGACGAGTTTTTTCAATTGTGGAAAAAAATAGAGGATAGCAATAGTGGAGAACCTGGTGTTTATTTATCTAATGATAAAGATTGGGGCACAAATCCATCACTTAGAGCTGGAACTAAAGTAATCACTACTGATGGTATTTTTCCAATTGAAGACTTGGAAAACAAAACATTTAACGTTAAAAATTTAAATGGTGAAATAAGTGAAGCCAAATGTTGGTTATCTGGAAAAAATCAAAAATTATTTAAGTTAAAATTGTGTGACGGTCAAGAATATTTTGCAACAAAAGAACATGAATGGCCAGTTTGGGATGGTCAAAAATACATTAAAATTAATACGCCAAATCTTAAAAATGGTGATAAATTACCATTTTTAAGAGAAACAAAACTTTTTGATGGTACGATTGGCAAATATAACGATGGATTTTTATGTGGTTGGTTAACTGGTGATGGTTGGGTTACTAATCGTAAAGAATATTCAGAATACGGTATGATAGTTAGTGATAAAGATGATGAGAATAAAATTTCTGATTTACTAGTTGAAACCATTAAAGATAACGTACCGTCATTCAACGGAAATTTTAAACCAAGATATAAAACTGTTTTTGAAGATTTTGAAGAAGAAATAACACAAGTTTTAGTCAAAACAGGTACTAAAGAAATATCAATAAATAATAAAAAAGTTGATGAATATTTGACAAAGTTTGGTGTTTATAACAAAGAAATGGGGTTACCATTAGCAGCATGGCAAAATGGGACTGAAGAATTTAGAAAGGGGTTAATTGATGGGTTATTTTCATCCGATGGTCATATATCATTAGATAAAAAAAGGATAACATTAACGTCTAAACATTATAAATTAGTACAAGATGTTTCCGAATTACTTGGGTTTTATGGAATAAAAACAACAATTAAAGAAAGTATTAGCGTTTTAAACGGAAAAGATTTTACACGATTTGATTTAAGAATAAACGAAAATCAATCAATTAAACAATTTATTTCATTATTTAAATTATCTGTAAAACATAAACAAGATAGATTAGATGATTATAAATTTAAAAATATACAAGATAATAATCAAGTTGAAGTTTTATCAGTTGAAGAAACAGATATTTATGAAAATGTTTGGGATATTTCTGTTTTTGATGAAACACATTGTTTTCAGTTATCTAAAGTTATAACTGGGAATTGCGTTGAAATTGGACTTCGACCTAATCAATTTTGTAATTTATGCGAAATTAATGTTAGTGATATTGAATCACAAGAAGACCTTGAATTAAGAAGTAAGGTGGCATCTTTTATTGGTACTCTTCAAGCTGGATACACTGATTTTCACTATCTTCGTGATGTATGGAAAAGAACAACCGAAAAAGATGCACTTATAGGTGTTGGTATGACAGGAATTGGTTCTGGTGAAGCACTTAAATACGACCTTGAAGCAGCGGCAAAAGTTGTAAAACAAGAAAATGCTAGAGTGGCAAAACTTATTAATATTAATAAAGCGGCTAGAACTACTACAATTAAGCCTTCAGGGACAAGTTCTTTGGTGTTAGGTACATCATCAGGTATTCATGCATGGCATAACGATTATTATATCAGAAGGATTCGAGTTGGTAAAAATGAATCTATTTATACATATTTATCGATTAATCATCCAGAATTGATTGAAGATGAATATTTTAAACCAAAAGACCAAGCGGTTATTTCACTTCCAGTAAAAGCACCAGAAGGCTCAATATTAAGGTTCGAATCACCAATGGATTTACTTGAACGTGTTGCTAAATTTAACTTAGAATGGATTAAAACTGGCCATAGAGATGGGCAAAATACACACAATGTGTCGGTTACGGTTTCAATCAAAAAAGAAGAAGAAAAAATTTCTAAATTGGATGAAAATGGTAAGGTTATTTTAGATTCTAACGATAATCCAGTCATGGAAATTAGAAGAGACGACAAAGATAATATTGTTTATAAAATAAATGAATGGCCGATGGTGGGTAAATGGATGTGGGATAATAGAGAAACATTTAATGGTATTTCAGTATTGCCATATAATGGCGGTAGTTATATTCAAGCACCATTTGAAGATTGTAGTAAAGAAAAATACGAAAAAATGATGGAAACATTAAGTAATATTGACCTTACTAAGGTTATTGAATTAGCCGATAACACTAATCTATCAGGCGAAGTAGCTTGTGGAAGTGATGGATGCGTTGTTATTTAATTAAGTAAAATGATACACGATAATTTGGTTCAGAATATAATTGATTCATATTACAATCACATCAAAGTTAACAGATAAAAAAGGCTCATATGAGCCTTTTTTTGATTTACTTGTTAAAATATATTATTATAATATTTATTATTAAATAAAAAATATGGCTAAAGGTAAATATATAAATATTGACTATCCATTTAAGAACAGTCCCCAAGGATTTTTTTTAAATCTTAACTCAACCGACCAAAAAGCAATTAAAGCCGATTTAATGCATTTGTTATTGACAACAAAAGGTCAACGACTATATAATCCAGAATTTGGAACAAATTTAATAAAATTTATATTTGAACCCAACGATAACTTTACTTTATCTGACCTTGAAGAAGAAGTTAGAGCATCTGTTAGAAAATACTTACCAAATTTAACAATTAAAAATATATACGTTACTAATAATCAAGAAAATGAATATGTTGCAACAATAAGAATTGATTATAGTATATCAGATAATGTTTTTGACATAAATGACTTTGTAATAATAAATTTATAAAATTTTAATTAATAATATTTAAAATATACTTTTTATTGCCGCTATCATATATTCTATAAATATTGTTGTCTAACATTATTTGATTAGCTGTTTTATTCCCATCATACCCGTCTTTAATTAAGATATGTTTTTGAAATTTTAATCGATTTATTCTTTTTTTATTTATAATATACGAGAAATTTGGAATTGTATTAGAAATAAATTCAAACCCTAATTTTTCATATAAATCACCTTGACTCCATCGTCTATCAGCATAACTAATTATTTCGTTTGGTTTATATGTTTTGATAAAATATTGTAATAGTTTATTTGCCCCACCAATAACACTAGTATTTAATTTGTTACAAAATCTAATTAATTCCAATGAAAAATTATTTATCATTGGTCTTTTACCAAATGTCATCAATGAAATCAATTCATTATTATAATATAATCCAATATTAATACTAGATTTAGTTTCTCCTTGTATATGGTTTTCATTTAAAAATTTTTTAACGTCTTTATATATCACACTTTTAATTATACATTTTCTAGCATATATTTTATTAGATGTTAACCCAAGTATATTTTTAAGTCTACTTTTAACTATATCTTGTTTATAAATCCATTCATCCTCAAAAACATGAATCAATTTAATTCCTTTACTTTCACATAATTCAGTCTTATTTAAATGATATTTTCTATCAACAAATTGTTCTGAATGCCAATATAAACCATTATATTCAATTGCAATAGATTTATTTGGTATGTAAATATCTAATTCTTTTCCGTCAAGTATATCCCTATTTTTTATTTCAGTATTTATATTTAATGATAAAATAAAATCATTAATTTCAACTTCTTCTTTAGAAATGCCATTATTTGAACATTTTATACAGCCAGAACCATTTCTATGTGAGTCGCAACGCTGACTGAATATACCATGTTCTGGACATATTATATCCACTTTTGATGTGATATTATCATACTTAACTAAAGAATAATCATACTTATTATTATGCATCTTTGAGCATATATCAATAAATGAGTTAGTATCACTTATCATTCCCAAACATTTATAACATCCTTGTTCTTTTGATAAATGATTATTTGGTAATTGTTCAAAAATACCATGTATTGAGCATATAATTTTTACTTTTGTTTGAGTATTTTCGTAGTCCACCAATGAATAATCATATTTATCACCATGTATCATTTTTGATTTATGAATAAATAAATTCGTGTCTAATTTTGATGTTCCCCCACAATATACACAGCCCTTTCCATTTAAATGATTACTAGGCGTTTGTTCAAAAATACCATGAATTGAACATATAATTTTTACCTTTTCCCTATTTATTTTATACTCTACTAATGAATAATCATATTTATGATTATGTATGATATTTGATTCATTTATAAAATCTATAATATTTTTTCGTTGAAGATTATGTGTATTAATTATTGAACAATCTGGACAACCTTGTTTTGAATTTATATGCTTTACAGGAGTCTTTAAAAAAATCCCATGTTTTGGGCATATAATTTCAACTTTAGATGCATTATTTACATAGTTAACTAATGAATAATCATACTTATAATTATGAATATTATTAGACCTTTCAATAAATGAATTTTTATTACTTTTTATCATACCAATAGATATTTACTTATGATTATTTGTAAATATACTAAAATAAATTTAATTTACAAATTTATTTTTTAATTTATATTTATTATAAATAAATTTATGACCCAAATTGTTAACTATACAAGTAGAAATTTTTCAGACATAAGAATTGATTTGGTTAATATGGTAAAACAATATTATCCAGATATTTTCAATGATTTTAATGACGCATCGGTTGGTATGATGTTATTAGAATTAAATGCGGCTGTTGGCGATATGATTTCGTTCAATACTGATAGAATGTTTCAAGAGACACAAATTGATTATGCTCAACAAAGAAGTTCAGTTCTTTCAATGGCAAGAACGTTTGGACTTAAGATACCAGGCAAAAAGCCATCGGTTACAATTGTTGATTTTTCGGTTACGGTTCCAAGTTTTGGTGATACATTTGATGTATCGTATGCACCAATTATTCAATCTAATGCTCAAGTAAGTGGTGCTGGTAAAGTTTTTGAAACAACATACGATATAGATTTTTCAAGTCCATTTACAATAGGTGGGATTCCAAATAGATTAATCATACCAAATTTTAATTCAAATGGTACATTAATTAATTACACATTAGTTAAAAGAGAAATGGTTGTAAATGGCTATAGTAAAATATTTAAAAAGGTTATTACTAATAGCGATGTTATTCCGTTTTTAGAAGTTATTTTACCAGACAACAATATATTATCAATTACAGATGTAATTGCTTTATCAGGAATTAACTTTGTAACAGACCCAAGCAATAGTGATTTTTTAAATGTTGATAACAAATGGTTTGAAATGGATTCATTGGCTGAAGATAAAATATTCATTGAAGATTTTAACAAAATGTCAGATAATCCATCAATAAAACCTGGCAAATATATAACAACAAATAAAAAATTTATTACAGAATTTACTGATTTAGGATTTATGAAATTAATATTTGGTGGTGGGACACAAAATATTAATTCTTTATCTGATTTTGATATTAACCCAAATCTTGTCAATCAAATTGGTGATTTTATTAATAATTTATCATTAGGTTCAACATTAAGCCCAAATACAACTTTATTTGTAAAATATAGAGTTGGTGGTGGATTAGATACAAATTTAGGTCAAGGAATTATTACTTCAACTGGATTAGTAAATATAACAGTAAATGGGGCCAATGAATCAACCAATAATTTAGTTAAAACTTCATTAAAGGTAAATAATCCAATTCCTGCGTTGGGTGGAAAAGATGAACCATCAATTGAAGAAATTAGAAATCTTGTAAGATATAATTTTGCGGCACAAAATAGAGCAGTAACAGTAAAGGATTATCAATCAAGAATTTCTTTAATGCCAGGTCGTTTAGGTGTACCATTTAGAAATGGGGTATTTGAAGAACAAAATAAAATAAAAATTTACATAATTGGCTTAGATTCTAACGGCAAATTAAACAATTCGTCAACAACCACATTAAAGGAAAATATAACAGCATATCTTTCTGATTATAGAATGCTTAATGATTATATTGAAATATCTAATGGTAAAATTATTAATTTATCATTTCAAGTTGATTTGTTTATAGATAAAAAATATCCACAATCACAAATTATTAGTCAAGTAATATCTAGTATTACAACATATATGGATATAAATAAATTTGACATGGGACAAAACATTTATTTGTCTAATTTACTTGAAACAATTAATAATGTTGCAGGTGTACTTAATGTAATTGATTTGAGGGTATATAATCTTGTGGGTGGAAAATACTCAACTAATGAAATTTCACAACCTTATGTAGATTTATCAACAAGACAAATCGATGTTTCTGGTGAATATACTCTTTTTGGTGAACCAACAACAATGTTTGAAATTTTAGAACCCGTAAGCGATGTAATTGTACGTGTAAAATAAAGTATTAATAACATTTATTTATTAATAAAAGATAAGTATGTTTAAAAAAAAGTTATGTCGTGTAAATCATGTAAAAAAACAAATTCGGAAATATATAATGAATCTATAGATAATTCTAAAATTGAAGGGTCAACACTTAAAAAGATAAATAATTATCTTGCAAGATTTATAATATTTCTTTTATTATGCATCATTATCGTACCATTAATAATTCCAATAACAGTTTACACTTTATTTATAACTACGGTCACCAATAGAGGAATTAATTTAGTTCCAGCACTTGTGTATTTAGGTAGAAAATTGTTTAAAGATGAAAATTTTGAAGACAATGATGACGAATTTGATGATGAAGAAGATGATGGTGACAACTTTGAAGATGACAAAGACTATGATAATTTATCAAATTTGGAATACGAACCCGTTGATGCTAACGAAATAACAATAATTAAATAAGTTATTATGTCTAACAATATTAGAATACGAACAACGCCAAATGGCACAGACAAATACTTAAATATGAAATTAGAACAAGATTTTGATTTTATAGAAATTTTGTCATTAAATATTAGTCAGGATAAGGTATATGAAACTTTTTGTTCTGATTATGGTGTTATAGTTGGTCGTGTATCAATAAATAATGGATTTGGGATTCCAAATGCAAAGGTTTCAGTTTTTATTCCAGTTGATGATGTAGATAAAAATAATCCAAATATATTTGGATTATATCCATATGAAACGGTTAACGATGTTGATAGTAATGGTATACGATACAATTTATTACCAAAAGAATCTGATAGCCAAAATGATTGTTATACACCAATTGGCACATTTCCATCAAAAAGAGAAATACTAGATAATGACGAAATGCTTCAAGTTTATTGTAAATATTATAAATTCACATCACAAACAAATCATGCTGGTGATTTTATGATATTTGGAGTACCTTTGGGTAGCCATACTGTTCACGTGGATGCAGATATATCAAATATTGGTATTATGTCACAAAAGCCATACGACCTTATTGAACAAGGCACACCAGCAAAAATGTTTTATAGTGCAACAAAATTTAAAGCTAGTAAAAATCTTAATTCACTTATTCAAGTAAAATCGGCAAATATTGGCGTTAATGTAAAGCCATTTTGGGGTGATATTGACAACTGTGTTATTGGTATAAATAGATTAGATATTGACCTTAATTACAACGCAAGACCAACCGCAATTTTTATGGGTAGTCTTTTTGGGGATAGCCGAAAAAACAGCGTTAATAAAAGATGTCGTCCGAGAAAAGGGCTTGGATTAATGTGCGAACAAATATCACGAGAAGGCACCATTGAGATGCTCAGAAAAACAATTGATGGTCAAGTTGAAAGATTTGACGTTGAAGGTGGAAGAGTTATTGATGAAAATGGAGCGTGGGCGTATCAAATACCGATGAATCTTGATTATGTTGTAACAGGCGAGGATGGTACCTTAATTCCTTCAGATTCAACAGATATGGGTATTCCAACAAGAGCTAGAGTTAGATTTCGAATAAGTATGGATGAAGGTGAAGGAAGTGGCAGGTTACGTACTAGAGGTAAATATATCATACCACATAACCCAAATACAAAAAATGAAATTGATTTTAGTTTTGATAAATCAACAGTAGATAATAAAAACACATTTAGAGATTTTTATTGGAATAAAATCTATACAGTAAGAAGTTTTATTTCTAGAACAGAAAAAAATGTTTTATCATTATCCAGTCCATATAAAATTAAAGCATACACAGGAATTAAAGATGTTGACGGTTGCGTTGGTGATAAGTCACCAATGCCATATAATAGAACCTCTGTTAAGGGTAATGTATTATTTACAATTATTTGTTTTATATTTGCTGTATTGACATCAATTGTAGCTGCGGTAAATTCAATTATATGTTTTATTGCGTATATTTCATTTTTTGGCCTTAAACCATTTGAGGGTTTAGCAAACCTTGCAATTAAATTAAAATGCCCTGATGATAGTGATAAATCATTTAAGCCTGGTTGTGGGGATGATACAATTGATATGTATTTGGATTGTGTTAAGGCAGCATTAGTTGACGAACTAAATTTATTTCAATTTGACTTTTATAATGATTGGATTAACGGTACCTTGTACTATTATCAATTAAAATATAAAAAAACTAGAAGAGGTAGTGAAAAATTTTGCGAAACATATTGTAATGATTATGATGGTGGTACAGGTTACAACAATTGTAAGGATAGCAAATTAAGGGATACAACTTACAATCGAAGAACAGATTTAGCTAGTGAAACATTTATCAATGGATTATTGGTTAAGTATAAAAATGAATTGTATTACCCTCCAATTTTGTTGAATGGTAAAAATTTTAAAATGTTCCCAACAGATATAACAAACTTAGGGTCAATAAACGAGTGCGATTGGCAAGGATTACCTAAAATAATTCAATATCTAACCGATACCTCATATAAAATTCCACCATTACAAGCTGAATCATACATGGAAGAAAACACAACTGTTGCATTTTCAGACCAAACAATTGTTCCAGGGATGTTTAAATCAGAATACGGTAGTGGATTATTTTTTAGTGTATCTTGTGTTTCAGGGGTTGAGTTTGAAGACTTAAACGCTAAGAATATAAGAAGACAATGTGAAATTAATGTTGATAGTCCAGAATATAACGGTGTACCAGTACCTAATCCACCATATATTGGAATAAATGAAATTTATAATACAAATGATACTATTGATACATTAACAAGTATTAATAGATATGTTAGAGATTCTTTTTACTTACTAAATACTTTAGGTTCAGGAATAGCAAGTGTACCAACAGTACCATATAATCTTTTATTAGCAAGTGATGGTACATCATTTAATATAACCGAATCCCACGATACAAATGGAAAAGCATATGATGAATTTAGAGGTTGGATAACACCTCTTAATAATTATGATATTAGTTTTCAAACCAAAAATTCTTTTTATATGTATTTTGGTATCATCCCAGGAAAAACAGCATTAGATAAATTAAATTCTAAATTTTTTATTTCATGTATTAATGAAACTGCTACTGGAACCACTAATGAAATTATCAACACAACTAATGAATTTATTATTGACACGACATCAATTCCAGTATCTATAAATGGCGCAACTGATGGTTCAATTTTATTTACGTTTATTGGCGGAAAACATCCATTTACATATACATGGATAGGTATTGATGTTAGCTATACAAATATAACCACTACTACAACTAATGTACCACCAAGTGGTTCAATTACTGGATTGGCTTTTGGTAAGTATCAAATAACTGCTAGTGACAATTTAGGTACAATTGTAATTAAAGAAGTTACAGTTGGAGCGCCAATAGGATTAAGCTGCGCATTTTCTGTATTACAACAACCATCAACACAAACATCTATTGATTCAATTGTTGAAATTGTTAAAATTGATGGTGGTACGTTACCATATACGTTAGAAATATTTGACATTAATAATTCATTAGTTTCAACGTATACATATCAAACACAACCAATAAATCAGCAATTAACTGGTTTAGTTGTGGGAACATATAAATTTTTAAGTACTGATTCACTTGGCCAAACATGTATATCAACAGTTAATATTATTGGTCCACAATCATTAACAATTACTAACATAGTTAAATCAAATAGTTGCAGAAGTTGCAAGGGTTCATTTTCATTTAATGTTGGTGGTGGTACATATCCATATACAGTAACAACATACAATACTTCAACAAATGGTAATACATTAATATCTGATAACGCCACAAGTTTTACAAATTTATGCCCATCGGTATATAAAATTGTTGTTCAAGATTCAGGTCAACCACAACCACAATCCATAGAGACAACAATAACTATTACAGGTGGGTTAACAATTAATATAACAAATAATAGTATGTTTGATTTTCAAACACGTGAACAATTAGTTGAGTTTAATGTCACATCTGGAGTTCCAGATTATTTTGTTACAATAAATGATATTGAATATACATATATTGATAGCATTATTGATACAAATGCACCAGAAAATATTATTTATAGGTATCAATATATTGGAACATTACCCATAAGAATTGTTGCAACTGATAATGCTGGTTGTGAAAAAATAGTAAAATTATAATGGATATTAGAGTAAAAAACATATTAAAAGAATATACTACAAAAGAGGCAGTAAATACAAATACATACCTTAATGTTCAATTTAATGGTAGTGAAAGATTGTTACCACCAGATGAAATGAATAGAACACTTGATATTGGAAAACAATTTAATAAAGAAAGACAATCATCAACATATTATAGAATTTCAGGTAAGTTTAACCCATTAATCAGTAACGTTTTATTTAATATTACAGAAAGTAATTCTTGGTCAACGTTTAACACTCCAATATTTTTATCCGATTCATTAGACAACGAAAAAGATTTAACATATTCCGAAGCAATCAATAAACATCTTAAAGAAATTGATGGGTGGTATGGATATTTTGACCCTATTTTAACTGGTTCTGGCTTGTGTAATTTTTATGATATGGAACCAAAACGAGAAAGATTTTCATTTTTATCTGATGGTAAAAATATTGTTAACAAAAGAGTGAAAAATTGGGAGATTACTATAACATATCCATATGCATCTGACAAAACTCAATATACAATTAATGGTGGAATTATAATGATAAGTAAAAGGGCAGTTACAATTGGAGGAAAACCAATGACTGCAATAGGGGTACCTATTCGACACAATTTACTTATTGGTAGTACAGTCAGAATAACTGGAACTAATTTTGATGGCGATTACGAAGTAAAAAGAGTTGGTTTAGATAATGGTGATTTAAAAGATTATTATTTTTGTATTGATATTTTATCACAAAATATTCTTATTGATAATGATAGTAGAATGAAGAAAGTTTACAAAGGAATTGAATGTGAGTATTATTTTAGAAAATTCACTAAAGTTAAAACCAAATCAAGCAATATAATTAAATCTGATGATTATGAAATATATAAATTAGCGTTTTCTGAAAATATTTACGCAGATAATATAACACAATTTATTTTTAATGAAGATATTGATATTAGTAATTTAGTTGACAATTTAAATAGGCCATTAAGCGAATTATATTTAAGTATTATTAAAACCGATAGTAACAATATTTTTACGTCTGTATCTTCAGGTATAGAAGCACCCGATATTTCTGATTTAATTAATTATAATACATGTCCATATTTAAAAGATATTCCAATAATACAATTAATTCATAATGCGGCACCAAGTCAAACAATTCCAAATTCATACAATTCATTACAATCAAATATAACAATAAATAATGCTGATTTTTATGGTGATGTTGTTGAATATAATGTAGCAACTTTATCTGAAACAACCTTAGCCGATGTAATGAATAGATTTAATACAATAAACAGAGAAACTAGCACAGGATTAGTTGCTAGCGGTCCCAGACCTGAAGGATATTTTTATAATTCACATTATAGGCTAAAAATAAGAGATTTTTCTAGTTATATTGAACAAGGAGATGAATTTACGGCAGGTATACCAAATTATGCAGTTAATTTAGGTGATGGTAGATATATTTGGAGAGACTTATTAGACATTGGAAAAACCGACATTAATGTTGATATTGTAAATTATCCATTTACTAATGGCTGTCATTATATATATGATAATTTTTGTTTTGACGTTAAAAGACAAGACCCATTTGACAATTGGAATATGTATTATGGTCAATTTCCTGCTGACCCGATAGGAAATGCAATGACAAATAATTTTAAAATAAATTCAGCAAGCAATGTTTGTTAGTTATAAAATAAACCCATCTTTATTAAGCGGTGCAACAGCAACAACCATAGATTTCCCAATAAATATGGAATATCAACTTGTTGATAATTCAGAATTGGTTGAACGTGTATTTGTTAATGGTGAAATAGAAAAATCCGTAAATCCAATATTAGATTATGAAAAAGCTAGATTTATTCCAGTATATGATAATTTAAAAAATGTAGATACAATAACGTACATCGTTAGTCTTTTAGGGTCAAATGGTAACTTAAACATACCAACATATTATTCAGATATTGAAATAAAAAATGATGATATAAAATTTAGAAAAAATGCATTTACTGAAAGTGCGTTAATTTTATCGTTTTATGATAATGATAATCCATTAACACAAAATTTAGTTACTGAAATAGAAATCTATAGTCATTTATCTAGTGGTGATTATTATGTAAGCAGCACGTCAACACAAATAGCTGGTCAACCAAAACCAGCAAATCAAATTCCATTAAAATTTGTTTTATCTAACCCATTAACAACACCAGTAGGTTTTTATGAGGGATACCATATCTATGCATACAGAGATGAATATTTAGTTAATAATCCACCTAAAAGCTTGTATATGAAAGCGCAATATTTTAGCGCCAAAACTGGTAAAATACTTAATTTAAGTACATCATCATCAGCATACCCAATTAATAATTTAATATATAAACTATATACAAAATTTGATTTGTATCGTAATACAACAGGATTTTATTATAGTTTAGATACCACCTATTCAACAAATGTACAATATTCAAGCGTTAATAATCCAAATTTAATGAATTTAACAATAAATCTTTATCAAATACAAGCATTATAATGGAATTAATTCAAAGAAAAATATTATTAGAAGACTGTATTGATAGAAACTACAACAGTCCAACCTATGGAACATTAACAGCGACATCATTTTATATAAATGTATCATTAATGCAAAACATTGATGATATGGGTATGTTCACAGATATTATCTATACACCAAATTTTGTAGGTCAAGACACAAAGGTAGATTATACACCATTAATTAATAAATTATCAATTAGTGGTATTACCTTTCCATTTATGAATGGCATTACACCAAACGCTGTTCAAACATTAAATGCTGATATTAGGGCTACAGGAACTACACAGGCTGATTATTATGATTATCGCAATAAAACAATAACAGCAAGCACAGACTCTAAAATTGAAGATGTTAGAGCCTATGGAGCCAATCAACCATATCGTATAAATTTTAACACAAATACCGAAACGTATATTAATTTTTCTGGTCAAACAATAAACGGAGTTGATAGGGTAACACAATTACTACCAAATCCAACATATGTTTTTAATGCTGACGTTAATGATTTAAATATTGGAACATTAAATCAAAAAAATGGTCTTTTATATATTGATGATACAGCAACAACGGTTACTACTGTTTCATATATTGGTGAGGGATGGAATCAAACTAATATTTCATTATCAGCATTGACCAAAGAAGAATATTTATTTGGAATAATTTCCAAACCAGAAATTAAAAGCGATGTATTTATAGATAGAGGACTTACAGTTGTGTTTGAAAGACAATTAAAATTATCAGAGATAACAAATTTAAATGAATTAGCAAGATATAATAAGGGATATTATAATTTAACCAAAAATTAAATTTTTAGTAATTAATAAAATAAATAATAAATAATATGAGTGTCGGTACATATGGTATAGTAAGACCAGCAGACGTAACACCAGATGATGTGGAAATATTCTACACATTTTCAGCGTCTAGAGATAAAATAGGTAATAATTTAGTCAAAATTGCAAATACTAATGATGTTTTATTAAAGGTTAATAACCCTAATAGAGTAGATTCAGGTATAACAAGTTTTGAAATGTTTGGTGGTATGTACACACTCAAATTGCCAGTAAATCTTTTTTCAACTAAAGGAATATACACAATTATCATTAAACCTGTTGAAATAAGAACTAAAATAGTTGATGTTGGAGTTTTATCAGCATTTCCTGATATTAAAGGACTTTTATTTGATTTAGCAACAATACCTAATAACTTTTTAAATAGATTTGAAAATAATGGTTTAATTGGTTATAGAATTGAATATTTAAACCCATCAGCAACAGATGCTAAAATAAACAATCTTTTTAGGATTGTAACTTCAAATAATAGAGCCGAACCTGTCAATCAAAATCTTACCAATACTAATCAAAAAGCAATTAGATATCGCTTTAATGATAATTCGACATTGGTTTTTTGTACAATTTCACCAAATTCAGCATCAAACGTACAACCAAATACATTTCCATTTATTGGACAACCAAATCAAGATGTAATCATTACAAACAGTTTCTTTAATCCAATAATGATTGAAGTTGAAATGGTTGAGCACGATGTTGAAACACTTGCATACGCACTATTTGGTAATCAAAGTAAATCACTTGAAGATGGAATTTACACAATATATAACTTTAATAATGAAATATATAAACAATATGATTTGTATGAAATTAAAGATGTATATACAGGCGCACCATTGTTTGAAATTAGAGAACAAAGAAATAACGTAGATTTTAGTAAGAATTTTAATACAATAACAAAAGTATAATGAGTAACGAAAGAATAAAAGTTGCAGGGTATTCACAAAATATAGTTTACGATAATAAAATTGAACGTAGAAATTTTTCACCAGATTTAGTTGGTTTACAATTAACTAGCGCTGGTGGAACACCATTGTTTACAATGGGAAATTTTGCAATAACGACAAATTTTGACCCTAAAATTAATAAAAATTTTGCTACTAGTAGTTTTTCTAATTTTGTTAGCCTTACTGATTTAGATTTAACGTATCAAAGTGCGTTAGAATTATTAACCAATAATGCAGGTGTATTATTAAATCTTGATAAAAGAAATCTATCAAACTATGCACTTTTTGGTTCATTTAAAGAATTTGCTAGAGTTGCATTAGAAAATATTATTACAAATTGGCCAGCAGCATTATATATGAATCCAACATATTCATTTGCACCATTATATGTGACGCAATCAGGATATACTGTTGAAAATTATTATTTTAATGTTTTTGAAAACAAATCTAACTTTAAAATTAGTACAAATGTAATTAATAATAAATTTCAAATCAATTATCTTAAAAATGGTTCATTAGCTGCAACATTTAATGCTAGCAATGACTTAAGAGATTTAATCACAAATTATGCTTCATATTCGGTCATGATTAATAGTAAGGAATATGACCTTATTGGATTTACAGGTGCAACAACTATTAATGATGATTATATTTATCTTAGCGTAAGTGGGAATGTCTTTTCAAATGTTATTGATAATGGTTATCCAATTTATTATATTAAACCCAATAAAATAAATGAAAATTTATTTTATAATACATTACCAGATTTTGAATATTATTTACTAAACAGATTAGTCTATCCAAAATTTACGGCTAATTTTGATTTTACGATAAAATCAGATTCAGGTGCACTTGTTTATACCAATAAAAATATTACATGGCCCACAACCGATGGTTATAATATTGATTTTGATACCGAAGAATATAGTGATTATGCAACAACATTATTAGATATATCATCAAATTTTGACTTAACAACAAGTAATCTTATTGTTAGATTTTTAGTAACAGAATCAATAACAGATTTTGATACCACAGATATTCATTTTGACCCATTAGATGAAGATACATCAGGTCAAAAAATGAATAAAACATTAACAATATATGGTGCTGAATTTGATAAGTTAAATACCTTTGTAACAGGAATAAAATTTGCAAACACAGTAACTTATAACAAATACGATAATACTCCCGACATATATCTTAAAAATATTTCTAGAATATTGGGTTGGGATGTAATTTCATCAGTTTTAGAAAATAATCTTTTAAAAAGTTATTTAGAACCAAAACCATCAACATATAGTGGACAAACCGTTGGTTTAACAGCCGTTGAAGCTGATATAGAATTATGGAGGCGAATTATTTTAAACACGCCTTGGATTTGGAAATCAAAAGGTACTCGTAAAGCGATTGAATTTATGTTCAAGTTTATAGGTACCCCATTAGGATTAATAACATTCAATGAGTATGTTTATTTAGCGGAAAACAAAATAGATATCGATGTATTTCAAAAAGCATTAGTATTAAACGGTAGAAATAATGACATATCTCAATATCCAATAAGCCTTAGTGGGTATCCAGCTCCGTTATACAATACACCTGAAATGTATTTTCAAAATAATGGATTATGGTATAGGGAAACTGGTGGTAGTAATGCTTCATTAGACATAACATCTGGAAATAATCCACACGCTGGCCCATATGATGGTGGGTATAAATACATTAATCAATTTAAAGAGTTAATACCTAATTTTTCAGCAGTTACAATAACATCTGAAACATCAACAACTAGCACGAGTAACTTATTTACCAACTATAAAAGCGGTACAATGACATCTTATACTGGTAATACATATATTGACATTTCAACCGAAAACGGTGTTGATTTTGCAAATTGTTACGTTGTAGATACATCCATTACACAAGACCCTAAAAAACGTAAGGATGAAACAGATTGCGGATGTAATAGTAATGAAACAAAACTTAAATCTTTAAGTATTTGCATTAGTAAAAACGAAGGGGTTACACATAATTGTAGTAAGGATATTGCTAATACATCAATAATTGATAAAAATGGATTTTATACCTATAATTTTTATCAGTATAATTTTGACGGTACGATTTACCCAACAAGTGGTAGCCCAGTATATTACACTTCAGAATTTGTTGATAAACAATGTTGCAGTTCAAGTAATAAAACACCATATTACTATGATAAATTTGTTGGTACGGGTGGTACAGAAGAACCATTTACCGCAGTAAATAGTGGATACATTTGTTGTAATTCGGCTAAAAACACTTGTGGTTGTTTAGTAACTTGTAAATGGTTATTGTCACCACAAAAATGGATTTATTTACCAAATGACACATCAAAATACATTGTATTTATTTCACCCGATGGTATAACAAGATTAACATCTCAAGATGGCTGTAATTGTATTGGTGATGGCTATAGCACACCAATATACATTTCAGCATCAACTACTGATTTTGGATACGCATGTCGATTAACCAATAAGGGTATTAATGACATTGATACCGACAATTCAATAATAAATAAAACATATATGTCAAGAACACAAGAAAAAATACCGTGTAATAGCATATATGTTTAAACGTGTAAATAACAATAAACTTTGCAACCATATAATAAAAAATGAACCCACTAAAAGCGTGTAAAACAAGAGAAGAATTAATTAATAATGGACAAATCGTTAACAATTCAAACGGTACGATATCAGTATATACGATATCGCCATCAACAGGAAAGTTAGCACCATATGCATTAACAAAACCTTGTTGTGAAATATTAGGTCAAGGGGCTTATTTTGACACTAAAACACAAAAATGTAGATGGTCAAGTCAAAATTCTAATGGTTGTGATTATACAACACCATTTAATTTAGTATTAAATCCAAAGGGTAATGACGGTAGTATATTTTATACACTAACGGATGAAACATGTACATTAGGTATTGAATTTGATTATATGTTTAAGTTTAATTGCGAAACATTAACCAATTTTATTAATAATAAAAATACTGGAAATTGCAATACACTTAATAGCATTTTTGAAAATCTTAGTGCATCAATGACCATAGATGTTGTGAAAACAACACAAACAAGTATTGTATTAGATAGCATTTATAAAGAACAATTTTTTGCCCCAATTGGAGCAAATAACTTAGAAAAGTATTTAATTTCAGGTGGTAGTTCTAGTGGTTTTTATATTTGTGCCGAAAATGCATACACTACTGGCTGTACAGATTTGAATCTATATAATAATCAAGTAAATGCAACATCAACATGTAAACCATTTATTCAACAAATATTAACAAGTCTAAGTGGTGTTCCCAGTGATTCATTTGCATCTAATTGGATAAATTTTAGTACTGAAATTGCAAACAATACAATACTAAGCGCTATAACAAATCAAAAAATAAAACTTACGATTAAACTTAGTGGTGTATGTGTTGATGTTTGTTTAATGTTAGATAATATTAAACTAAATAGAAATTGTAAAAAAGTTGTAAGAAATGACATATTTTTAACAAAATCACCAGGTTTTGAATTAGACAGAATTATCGACAATAAAAAGTCGTGGATTGGAAATACTGAAACAACACATAGAACGTTTAATATTGCAAACGTAGACGATTCACAACCAATAAGACAAACAGATTATTATCTTAATGACGAACGTCAAATTATAAACACAAAAGAAATTGATTTAGATATTGATATTGCAGCAGCTGTTGAAACTGATGTTTGGTCCTACATATCAGATAATAATTGTTTATTAACTGGTAATACAATTGGTACAACATTATGTGTTAAGGATGCAATATCAATTGGTAATCAACCAGTTGTTTTTACGTCAATAACATCTAGTACTAGTGTTATTACTGGTAATTGTTGTCCAGTAACAGCAATAACATCTAGCACTGTAGTATATACATCAACAACCTATACATGCCCTATTGGATTTTCTGCAACACCAGCAAATGACGAATGTCAAAGAATCACATCAATTGCACCAACGTATTTAGGTACTGGTAGAATAATTACAGCAGGTGATAAATCTGGATTACATTACGGAATATATGGCACATATTTTTACCCAGAAATTACATCGGATAGCGCATTACCATATAATTATAGCCCTAATGGTAATTTAGTTGACGCAAACGGTAAGGTAATTATAGCAAATTCCATTAATAACAGTAGTTCATTTTGGTCATCATTGAGCCTTAGTGGCAATGGTAGGTTAAATAATGCTGGTATCAAAGCATTTGTAAATAGTTGGGCAGGATTCTCACAATGTGTCGAAATTGCAAATGGTGGAACATATTATATTGGTTTGGCAGCGGATAATAGATGTAGATTTAAAATTAATGGGGTATTGGTAGCAAATTTTAATACTGATATCATGGTTAATTTTCAAAAGTGGAGCGTTTTTCCAATTTATTTGAATTCTGGACTGAATATTATCGAAATGGAAGGATGGGATTCAGGTGATTTAACAGCATTTGCTGCTGAAATCTATAATCCGACCAATTTTTCAACATTATATAATGCCACTGATTTAAGCGAATCTGGTGCAAATGCAATTTTTACCACTGGTGATAAGGTTGGTGAATATTTTAATTATGGTGTAGGTCTTGGTTATTCATGCCCATCAAATGAGAATTATATATTAAATACTTGCGGAGTCCCATCGTGTACTCGATTATTAAAAGAACCAATAATAGTAACAAATAATACCAATAGCGTAACTACCACTGGATACTGTACTGATTTAAGTTGCGTAACATATACCATAACTGGTCAGACTATAGTTTCAAGTGGATATACGACTAATACTACAAATTCAACAGTTACAGCATGTTTACCTAAAACATATTGTTGTAGTCAATATTGTGGCGATGCAAACATTGATGTTCAAGGATTACTAACACAACCATTAAGTGCAATAACAACAATAGAAGATTTTGAGTATTATATGACATCAGAATTAATTGATGTTAAATCAAGACAAACATTATCATCATATCCAACACTGAGATTATTATACGATAGATATATGAATAGTTTAAATTTTTGTAAAACAAATAGCTCTAAATTTAATTATTATTCAATTGATAAATTTGCGAATTTAATTGGTAATTATTGGACTGACTTAATAGAACAAGTAATCCCAGCAACTACAATATGGGGGTCAACAAAAGTTTATACCAATACTATTTTTGATGGACAAAAATTTAAATATAAAAATAACACATTATTATTTGGTACACCTAATTTTAAAAATGTATTAAGTCCAGCAACAGGTGCAACTTGTGATGTGGAAATAAATACGACAGTGCTTAAAGGTAGTGATTCAGTATATAAATTGTACGATGAGCATACTTTTACAACTGCATATGCAATTCAAATGAATAGTGGTTCAGAATTTATAGGTTTAATAAATGTTGTTGGACCATCTGGTACTGGTGGACAAGTATTAAATGAATGTGCGTTAATAATTAAAGCTTCTGGAACAAATAAAAGTTACGCATTAAATGATGGTACTGCAACAGTTTCCGTTATGGGCTCTCAAGGTACACCAACATATATTTGGAGCAATGGTGAAAAAACGCAAACAATAATTGGTTTATCTGCTGGAACATACAGCGTAATCGTTACCGATAATATATGCAGTAAAACAGATAGTATAAAAATACAAACAATATAATAAGTGAAAATAGTTAATATTTATAAGATATGCCAATATTATTAAAAAGTGTTAAATCCAATGTTTTAGATAGTTATGTTGGAAATTTGTATTTTGTTTCTGCGATACAAGCATCTCTTCAATTAGATGATTATATAAATGTAAATGGATTTATAGCATATTTACAAAATTATCAGTACGTAGAATCAGTCACAAAACTTGATAAGCCAATTGAATTTGGACTTAAAAATCAATATAATTTGCCAACGATAACTTTAGAAATATCATACTAATGAGATACCAAGAGAAAATATATATACAAAATGAAAACCGTGCAGTAAGGAATAAAGACATTTTAAATGTCAATATGAGTTCTGATTTTTGCGTATTTCAATCGCCAACATTTAATGTTAGCAATACAACAAAAGTTCAATGTGACAGTATCACATGTAATCTTAGCGGCATTTCGTTTAGTAATATAGCATCAGCCGTAACATATACATGTATTGGAACTGGTAGTACCGAATGCGTTTCATTGGTAACATGGGAAACTAAAATATATAGCAACGGTGATTTAGCCTACAATGAAATGTTTTACACTGGTGCTACTGTAACTGGTACACCATCGGAAGTACAGTTTTTAGCGACCGTATCAAGAGGATTTAATGATTTACAATATTCATATACAAAGGATAATACATTATTTACAATTGATAAACCATATGGTATAAAAACCTTAGAAATTGACCTTTGTGTTTCAATATATGGGCTTGGAAAAGGATTTGCATGTCCTATTGGTTTTTCTGCTACACCAGCAAATGATGCATGTCAAAAAATTATTACAACTGCTGCTACGTTTAATGGTAGCGGAACAACAATTATTGCTGGTAATAAAAATGTAAATTATAATAAATTTGGAGCATATTTTTATGGAAACATACAAAATAATCAAGCATTACCAATTTATTTTAACGGAGCATCATTATATCCAAGTGACCAAACAGGTGGAACGATAAATGCATTAGCAATAAATAATTCAAGTTCTTTTTGGTCATCATTGAGCCTTAGTGGCAATGGTAGATTAAATAATGTTGGACTAAGCGCTTCTTCAACAGAATTTCTTGGATTTTCATATTGTCTTGATATTGATGTTGCTGGAACATATTATATTGGATTAGCTGCGGATAATAGATGTAGATTTAAAGTTGACGGAACGCTATTAGTTAATTATAGCGGAGTAACAACAACTAATTTTGACGTTTGGAGTGTTTATCCTTATAACTTTACTTCAGGTAGACACGTTATTGAAATGGAAGGTATAAATGATGGTTCTGACTCATCATTTGGTGCTGAAATTTATAACCCAATTAATTTTGCAACACTAACTGGCGCAACGAATACCGCATCAACACAAGCTAATGTTATTTTTTCTACGGTTGATTATATTGGTAAAAAATGGGAATTAGGTAGTACTATTGGTTATTCATGTCCTACGGGATACGTATTAAATGGTTGTGGTAGCGCATATACTTGCACAAAAATTATAACTACTGCTAAAACAGAGACATGTACTGGTGAATGCTTAGATAATTGTGTTATTGTATGTGACGATACGTTTCCATATATAGATAATACAAGTCAAGGTGTTTTTATTGTAAATCCATTGTTAACCACATCAATTCCAGTGACATTTAACTTTACTGGTAATACATCAACATTTACTAGTGATACAACGTTTAAATATGAGGTATATAGTTATTTGAAAAATAGTCAAATATTTAAACTACCAGCAACATATAAAAGTAGTAGTGTTTCATATTCCGCTTTTAGCGGTACAAATATTATTTCACAATCAATTCCATTAAGTGGATTAAATTTAGATGGTGAATATATTGTAAAGGGGTATTTTGAAGCCAATGCATGTACAAATTTTTTAAGTCGATTAGGTAAAAAGATAAATACATCTGAGTATACTGCTGGCCAAGAGTATGGAATTTATGTTCCATCAACAGATTATTATTTTGTAGCTATAACCAAGGCGGATACACCTTATTTTGATAATGCGTTAAATCCACAACAAACATATTTGCCAGTAACATTAACACAACAAGTAATATTTGTTGACCTTAGCAATGAAAGCAACACATCAACGCTTTATGGAAGGACAGGTAGTACATTTGTATTAACCAATGAATATGCTGGTGATGTATTAGTAACATTAAATGGCTTAACAATGGCTAAAAATATTGATTATTCATTAAGTGGCCAAATCTTAACTTTTTATGGTACAATAATAAATGAGGATATAATTTCAATATTTTACACAAAAATATTATCTAGCACATTAATAGGTGATTCAATTTTAATCGACACTGTAATTCCAAGTGGTGCAACAAACACACAAGGTAATAATAAATATTTTTACAATATAACCACTGCTAAATACGAAGTTTATACCAATAATAAGCCATTAACAAATACAAAAATTATGGTAATGTTAAATGGTATGACATTAGCCGATGGAATTGATTATTATCAATCAACATCAAATACCAATAGGGTTATACTAACAGGAATACTTTATGTTGGTGACATTGTAACAATTGTTTACTATCCTATGGCAACAGTAATTAACAATACAAATCAAACAAATAATTATATTGCTTGGTATATATCAAACGAACCACAACTTAAAAATGGTGAATTTGCATTACAATATAGCACTAACAATAATTTTTCTACATTTATAACAGCAGATATTGTTTCTTATGATGTAAATGTTACTAGTTATTATTCAATATTATCATTAAGTGGTAATGTAGGAACAAAATATTATTATAGGGTTAAAAATACAAAAAATTATGAATCAATATGCGGTGATAAAATTGAAACAATTGCATATAGCGAAACAGTACCAATAATTATTCAAAGTAATGCAATTAATTCGTATTAAACTTGACAATTAGGTATTTATAAGTAAAATAAACAATAAACAAACATATTTATAAATTATGAGTTACATAATTAAAAGTACAAGTCCTTTCGTTAGCATAAAACTAACAGAATTGGGAAGGCAAAATCTAGCTAAGGGTCAATTAAATTTTTCATATTGGGCACTTGGTGATTCAGAAATAAATTATGATAGAGAAGCCATTGTTGATGCTAATCAATCAAATTCAGTATTATCTGGAACAAGTAGAGTTTTTAGACCTTTTGATAAACAACCAGATTTAAAATCTTTTATTACTACTACATCTAATGAAGAATTAACAACATTAAGTCCATCAAATATTAGTGTTGTTAAAGCTATTGTTAATAATAAAGCTGAAGAAAGAGGATTTTTTAGCGGCACCACATATCAAACATTAACTGGTAGAACATATATAAATAGTATAGCCACTTTATCTGATACAAAATTGACTGGTGGAACAGTATTTGTTACTTCAGCAACAACGCTTACAGTTGGAAATTTTATTAGACTTAAATTAATAAATGATAGAATAACCGTAAGCGCCACATCATTAGAAAATACATATGCGGTACCTAATTTATGGTTTAAAATTCAATCAACGGCAACAACGGCAGGCGGAACAGCAGTTACGGTAGATAGAAAGCTTCCAAATCTATCAGCCAAAACTGTAAATTCATTCATATATGTATATAAGGGTGGTGAAGTTGCTGATTCATTTGGTTATGATACTTCAACAGCATATTGGGATAGCGGAACCCTTTCTTTTGATTCAGCAACAAATATTACATGTGATGATGTTAAGGTTTGGAACATGAATAATGTTTGGTCTGAAAATCTTGCTGGTGTAACAGGTTTAACAACAACAAATTTATACGAAAATTTTACTAAATTTGGTTCGTATGATTATCTAGGAACAAAAAATCCTTATTTAGAATACCTTACCGCAAGTACCGATACTACAGCGCAAGTAGAATGTAATGGAATTGGATATAGTTATGCTGACACAGTTCATAAATCACTATCTTTATTACATTATACAAATAACACGATATCTAATCTTTATGGTGAATTCTTTTATATTGATACAGTAAATAGTAAAACAACTAAAATTACATTACCTGATTTAATGTACCATAGAAGAGGTTATCAAACTAGCGTTGGGTCAATAATGGGTATGAGTTTTGTTGCGAGCGGTGCTAGTAAACAACTAGGCACTAGCGATATTGAATACTATGATTTATATGAAGACCAATCATTAATAGGTAACTTAACACCATTAGTTGTAGGTAAAGTATTACCACAACTCAAAATGGTAGTAATTGATGATGATGAAATTGTAGCCGCAATGTCATATAAAGCCAATAGAAATTGGACATTACCACCATTATCAGCAGTATTATCAGCACCAACAGGTGGAACAGGAACTGGCGTGTTACAAGTAAATAAAACAATCTATTTAACGTATGCGTTAGATAATATAAATAGTACTGGTTTAACGCCAACATTGCCTTGTCAATCGTATATAAAGGTTACAAATACTAGTTCTACTAGTAAAGACATTACATTTAAAATTGATGATGTTGATATGTTACCATATATGAGAAAAACAGAAATCTTATCTTACGATGGTTTAGGCTTTTATGCGACAAATTTTAAATTAGTTTATCAAATTTTAGACAACCAAAATGATAGACCAAGTGCTGGAAGTTGGAAAGTTTATGACTTTACGTCAACAGCCATAACAACTACTGCTAATCAAACAATTGACCCATTATTATTAGAAAATCAAACTCGTAAAGAATTTGTTTTAACATCGGTAATAAATTCAGCGTCAACCATATTTGATATTACAAAATCGTTATCAATGGCACCAACGTCAAACTCAAATATTTTACAATTTGGAGATGAACGATTTTTTTATGGTAATTTGGAAACTTACATTGGTGCGACAATATATAAAACAATTTTTGATATTAGGGTGAATTCGTCACAATATAGTTTGACATCTAACCCAACAAGAAGCAAAGAATCAGTTACAAATCCACCAGATATTAAAGCAACAGAAGTTGCAATCTACGATTCTAACAAAAATTTGGTTATTATTGGTAAATTAAGTCAACCAGTCGCACTTAAAACTGGCAACACAATAATGTTTGAGCTATCGCTTGATTTTTAATGTGTATAGTGCAATTAAATATAAAAAATAAACATAGGTCATTAATTAAATTAAAATGGGATATAATACCAGTGCAATAACAACAACGCTTATCGCTAAACTAACACCAGTTGGTCGACGAAAGCTTATTTTAACTAACAATAATTTAGTCTCATCATTTAGTCTTGGTGATTCAGATGCAAACTATTCTGCGGCATTACCACTGACAACTGGTCAAGTACCTAGCGATAGCGGTGATGTTGGTACATTTTCGTCAATTAGTAACAGTGTTGGTGAAAATGTTTCGATAAAAAGCATGTTGATGGTTAATAATACTGGAGTAACAAACAAATCCGTTGAACCACAATCAAGTGAGGTTTCTTCAGAAATTATTTCTAACGGATTATCAACCTACACATATGCGTCTGGTTATATAAGACAAAATATTGTTAATAGAGCCAATACACAAACAGATTCATTAGTTAATCTTTTTTATAGCTTTAATCTTCCGTTGAACTCAAATGATGATTATAAATTTACTGGTTTAACTTCAGCTCAAGGCGGATATTCAGATACAGCATTAAATACGTTGGCACAAAATAAAATTGTTGTAATTGCGCTTAATAATACTGTTTATGGTGAAGTTATTGATGGTAAATCAATTAAAGTTGGAATAAAAACTTTTATATCTAATTATACATTATATGGTTCATATCAAAATACTGGTCAACCACTTTCAAACTTAGATGCGGCATATACCGACCAAACGACACAAACTAATTTTTTAGGTGATAATATTACTCTTTTATTTTCAGACCAAATTAAAAAACCTAATAATGATAGCTCATTAAGTTGGTCTACTGGATGGGGAACAATTAAACCATTTAGCGTAAATAGTAAACAACCATACAATTTTATTTCCGATACAAATATTAATCAAAACGTTGACCAAGCTGTGGGTATAGCTTATTTGGATAAAGGATTTATAGTAATTACGCATCCAGATATTGTTAATTGGTTTGATGCTACAGGAACAACAATTAGTTGTGATTCTATTTCAACATCAATAATGCAAAATATTACATGTATTGCAAATAGAGGTGAATTCGGTTCATCAACCAACACAACCTTTACTGCATCAGATACCCCAAGAATTAGTGAAGTTGGCCTATATGATGTAGATAATGATTTAATTGCAATAGCCAAAACCGACCGACATTTAGTTAAGAATGTTAATGAATTTTTGGCGCTTGGAATTAAAATTTCAGTCTAAACCTTTATTATTTTTTGTGTTTAATTATAATACACAAAAAAGTTATGGTTAATAATTTAGTACTTGGGTTGGATATTTCCACCAAAACAATCGGTATTGCATTATTTGAGGATAACAATGGTGTTGGAGATTTGAAACTATTACATCACGTAACACCTAAAGTTAAAATTGAATCTGAAAATAAACTAGGAGAATTATTTGAAAAAGCTAGAATTTTTGAAAAAGAATTTTTGAATGATTATACTAATATGGGAATTACTAAAGTAATTATTGAAGAACCCCTTCTTCAGTCAAATAATGTTCATACAATTGCAACACTTATTAGATTTAATGGTATGGTAGCTAGGTCGGTATATGAAATATTAGGTGTAACACCTGAATTTATTTCATCATATGACGCAAGAAAATATGCGTTCCCACAACTTATGGGAATTAGAACAATCAAAAAAGACGGTACGTCAAAACTTGAAAAAGACATCAAAAAGTCTACGCCAACACTTTTTGGTGCTTATGACTACGATATTGATAAAAAAATGGTAATTTGGGAATTAGTATCAGATTTAGAACCACAAATTACATGGCTTTACGATAAAAAAAATAAATTAAGAAAAGAAAATTTTGATATGACCGATGCCTATTCTGCAAGCATTGGTTGGATGAAAAAAAATGGACTATGGAAATAAATTGTTTTATTAATATTTTTTTAGTACATTTGTTTTGTGGCATATATTATAGGAATATTAGAATCATTTTTAGGTGACTATAAACACCATAATGAAGATTCAGGGCAATGCTCTTGGGATTGTCCAGCCTGTTCAGCTGAAAAGGGTATGCCCGAAGGTGATGGGAAGGGTAATTTAGAAATAAATTACGAAAAAGATGTATTTAAATGTTGGTCATGCAAGGATACAAACAATATGTATGGGTCTATTATTAAACTTATTAATAAGTATGGAACCCCTAAACATCTTAGAGATTACAAACTATTTAAACCAGAGGCATTTTTATCTAGTGATGATAAAAAACAATTAGAAGTTAAATTACCTGAAGGGTTTAAATTATTAAAAGATTGCAACACAAAAGATTTTAAATATAATTCCGCAATTAAATATCTAAGGGAACGTGGAATAACCGACCAAATAATTAATAAATATAATATCGGTTATACAACTAGAGGTCATTTTTTTAATCGTATTATAGTACCTTCATACGATGAAAATGGAGTACTTAATTATTTTATTGCGAGATGGTTTGATAAACAATTTACTAAATTAAAATACCTTAACCCTGATGTTGAAAAGCAATCAATTATTTTTAATGAAGAAAAAATAAATTGGGATGCGACAATAGTTTTAGTTGAAGGTGTTACCGACCATATTGTTGTACCAAATTCTATCCCATTATTAGGTAAATATATGTCAGAAATATTATTGGACAAACTTTACGAACAAGCAAACGCCAATATAATAATATTTTTGGATGGGGACGCAGTTCAAGATGGCGAACGTTTATACCACCAATTAAATTTTGGTAAACTTAAAAATAGAATTAGAATCTGTATTGTTCCCGATAAATATGACCCTAGCAAAATATTTGAAAAATGGGGTAATAGAGGTATTATTAAAGCACTTAAAAATTCAAAAAAAATAAAGGATTAAATTTATAAATTTAATATATTTATTGAATATGCAAAATGACAATAAAATAAAAGAATTTATTAAATCAAAAATAAAAATTTTTATAAACGAGAGTCAAAAATTTGATTTTGATAGTAATAAACAAAATATTATAAAATATATTGAAAAAATTAAAATAGGTAATGTAACCAAACATGATTCACCGTTTTACACAATAATTGTTGGTTCTCCAAAAGTTGGCGATGCTAATAAAATAGGATTTGATGATAATTTAAAGAATGCATGGAAAGAATATTTTTCAAGTAAATATTTTAATACTGATGGTGTTTGGTCACAAAGAAATTTAAATTTTAATTTTGATAAAAAAAGTGGAAAAGATAGAACATTAAATTATTATGTTACTATAAATAAAACTAAAGATAATATATTAAAATATTTAAATGTTTTATCAGATTTAGATAAACGATTATTTACATTATCTAATGATAAAAAAACACCTATAGCATATAAAACGCATAGACTATTAGATGCATTTGTTTCACATAATGATAGTTTAAAAATATATTATTATGATGCAGCAATAAAACAAGATATTGAAAATATAGTAAATAATTGGGTGCGTGATAATAATATAGAAATTGGAGATAGAACGCATAAACATGGTGTTGATATTAAAGGGGATAATGGTGGTTCGTATGGCCAAATTCTTGCACAACATATTGATAAGTCATTAACCGATTTAATTGCAAAATATGGTGATAAGTTTACAAATGAACAATATTATGAATGGATTAAAGAACACATGCCAAATCTAATAAAACAAATTAATATTAAATATTAATTGTGATTACAATAAAAAAGTATATATTTGCAATAAATTTTTTAAAATGAGTAATGCTAAGGTTTGGGATTCAATAATATACCTTGAACCAATACAACATAAATATCATCATAGAACAACTGGTAAAATATACAAATCCGTAACAACAACTTTATCTTCGATAGAGCCACATTTTGACGAACAAGGTGTTTCTTTAGCTATTACAAAACAATTAGATTCAGTTAAGCAAGAAAAGTATATTGGTATGTCTCAACAACAAATACTTGATTATTGGCAAATGCTTAACGATGAAGCAAATGAATATGGCACTAAAGTTCATAATATTATGGAAAAATATCTATTAGCCAATAAATGGTATTTTCCAAAAGATGATGAGGAAGGTCAATTTGAACAAAAAGTAATTAATTCATATAATGATTTAAAAATTGATGAAGGTACTGCTATGTGGCCAGAAAGAATATTATTTAGTGAAGAATATGAATTGGCTGGAATGAGCGATTTAATTATTGATATCGATGATATTTTTTTTGACGTTGGTGATTATAAAACCAATAGAGTATTTAATTTTGTTAATCCGTATGGTAATGAAACGTTGTATCATCCTGTTTCACATTTACAAAACTGTCAATATAGTATATATTCACTTCAGTTATCAATATATGCGTATATGTATGAACTAGAATTTCCTAATCGTAAATGTAGGCAAATCTATGTTATGTATTGGGATAAAATCGCAATGTCATTTTCTAAAATTCCAATTTTATATTTAAAAAATGAAGCTGAAAAATTATTAAAATTGCATAAATATAATATACAATTTAAATAATTTAATGTAATTTTAATTAATAATTTATAATATGCTAAAGAAAACAATTTTATTTCATATGATATTATTTATGTTATCATGTGGAATATCAAAACCAATTAAAAAAAACGCAAATCATGTTAACGTAAACAATGATTCCCTTAAAATGGAAATGGCGATTAAAAATACTTTAATAATTATTGAGAAACATCAAAATTTGCAACAATATAATTTAAATCATCTTCCGTAAGTGTTTTATTTGAAATATGTGAGTTCCACCAATCAGATGGTATAACAAATGATTTAGTATAAACACCTTTTTCATCTTTTCTACCACTTAATGGCGTATCTGGCTTAACCATTTTAAATAAAACATTTTCATATGCTGTATTTTTGTTTCCAGATTTAGTAACATCTTGACTTCCCCTAGAACTAGTAAACGCTAGTCCAATGGTTTTACCATTTAGATAAATTGCCTCGCCTATATCTGCATATGCGTTAAATGGTACTGTTTTAACATCTTTATTTGGCTCAATTTTTATCTTTACAAAAACATATTGGTCCTTGGTATAAATTGGGTCATCAGCATCTTTTTTAACACCAGTACTTTTATCAACCATTGGCCAAGGTGCGTCCCCAATTAAAATAGTAGGTTCAACAAATTTAACGTTTCCTTTTAAAACACCGTCTTTTTTTAATAAGTTTATAAAATTTATTAATGCAAATTGAACGGGTTCTACTCTTTTTTCTGATAAAACACGAGTATCTAATTCTTGTTTATATGTTGGTGAACTTGGTTCCATGTCATAATTTGGAACTTTAGATTCACTTGCAACAATTTCAATTAAAAAGTCAGATGTTGGATTTTTTAAAACTTTATTACCAAATTTTCGTAATTCAACTGCAAGAGCTTTATAATCTTCATCACTAAGAAGATATTTTCCACTTTTAAATACTCTACCGATATCTAATGTAATTGAATCATTAGTAACTTGTTGACTAACACTAATATTAGCTGTATTTTGTGCTTTATCTTGACCCTTTACATTACCAAATAGACTAGCAACACCAATAACAGTGGCTAATATATTTTCTTTCCATCCTTCTTTTATTTGTTGCTTAGGCTCAAAATCCTCTTTAATTATATCCCATATTTTCATATAATATAAATATGGTATTATTGTTTAATAATTTGCAATAAATAAAAAAAAATCATATATTTGTAACAAACTTATTTATATGGTTAAAGCTATAGTACATCTTGCAGATATACATATACGAACTTTTAGGTTACATGATGAATACAAAGAAGTATTTAAAACTGTTTTACAACAACTGACTGAACAACTTAAAGACTTTAAAAAAGAAGAACTTCGTATTGTTATTGCTGGAGACTTAGTACATCAAAAAATAATTATTTCTAATGAACAACTTATTTTAGGTACATGGTTAATTAAAAATTTAGAACACATTGCACCAGTAGTTATTATTGCTGGTAACCATGACCTTCTTGAAAACAATAAAGACCGTGTTGATAGCATTACACCAATGGTACAATTTCTTCCAGATGCAAATGTAAATTATTTTAAAGAAAGCAAATGTTATTTGGATGACAATATTGTTTGGTGCGTGTATAGCATATTTGAAGGTAATACTAAACCTAATATTGATAATGCAAGGCTAGAATTTGGTGATGATAAAACATATGTCGGTTTATTTCATGGCCCATTAATTAACGCTAAAACAGACATAGGGTATGAAATTGACCATGGTGCTGGGTTAGAAATATTTGAGGGGTGCGATATGGTTATGTGTGGTGATATACATAGGCGTCAAAATTTTAATCATAATGGGACCAAAATTGCAATGCCATCAAGTTTAATACAGCAAAATTTTGGGGAGAATGTATCTAATCATGGTTATTTAATTTGGGACGTTGAAAATAAAGATTTTACCGAACATAATGTTGATAACAAATATGCATATTATAATTTTAATATTAAATCATTGGATGACCTAGAAAATAATGGTGAAATAATAACAAATTTGTAAATAAAATGGATATACCAAAAGAATTAAATAATGAAATTTTGGATTATTGTCGAATTAATGTTATAACGGGAATTGATGAATTTATTGTAAAATTAATAAAGCAAGGATTTACAATTGAAAAATATGGTGCAACACCAATAACGAAACAAAAAATAATTGAAAAGATTGTTGAGGTACCAATTGAAAAAATCATAGAGAAAAAAGTCTATATAAGTGATGACGCAGAGGTTTTAAAATTAACCCAGAAAATAACAGACTTAACGGACGAATTAACACAAGTAACATTAAAATTAGAAAACGAAAAGAAAAATAAACGAGACATTTATGGTGAAGGATAATCAAACAAATATTTCTCCGTATGGAAAGATTAAAGTGTATTGGGACGATAGGCCAGAAAATTATAGTAAAGAATCAAAAATTAGGATTAAAAATCATTTTGCTAAAAAATATGGTGTAAATAAAAATAATATTGAGGTAATATATCGACCAGTTAAATTTTCTGATAAGGGAGAAGTAATTGAAATTAATGGCGCTAGTATCGAAAATATTATGGACATTAATTATCAGCGTGAACTTATGCGTGAATGGGTAAAACGTGAAAATAAGATAGTTGATTTTAATAGGATTATTAAGCTTGATGAAAAGGTTAATGGTGAGCTTAATCTTGAGGATAATAGCTCAAGATACAAATCTTGGTCAATTAAATGGATAGTTATTGATAATTTTCTTTCATTTGGTAATAATAATTATGTTCCTTTTAATAAATTAAAGGGGCTTACAGTTGTTAATTCACTTCCAGCAAATACTGGTGGAAAAACTACACTAACAATTGATACACTTAAGTTTTTACTTCATGGTAATACTACTAAAACTGATAAAAATGAAGAAATTTTTAATACGTTTACCGATAAAAATGAACTTTTAGTAAGGGGAATGCTAGAAATTGACAATGAAGAATTTATTATTGAAAGAAAAATGAAACGTTCCGCTAAAAAAGGTGGAGGATGGTCAATAACGAATAAAGTTAATTATTATAAATTGCTTCCAGATGGTGAAGAACAAGAATTAAATGAAGAAGACGCTAAAAAAACAACAGCAGCACTAAAGACAACTATTGGTAGTGAAAAAGATTTTGAAATGTTGGTATTAGCAACTGAAAATACACTTGATGATTTAATTGGGTTAACAACAACCGAAAGCGGTAAGGTATTAACTAGACTTATTGGATTAGAAGTTATTGAAATGAAAGAGACGGTTGTGAGGAAAATGTACAATGAATTTGACAAAAAAAAGAAATCTAACGATTTTGATATTGTTACATTGTTAGATAACATTGCCGAACATAATGAAAATATTATATTTGGTCAAGATATTAAACAAACATTGGAAACCAAATTAGTTAACACTAAATCGGAAATTACTAATCTTAATGATGAAAATGACAGATTACTTAATAGTAAAATTACAATTGATACTGTTATTAATACGTTAAATCCATCTAAATTACAATCAGATATTGAAGAAATAACTGAAATTGGTAAAAAAATAAAAATTAGGATTGAAAATATTAATACTCAAATAATTGAAATTGGTGACGTAGATTTTGATGAGGACCAATTTCATAAATTAACGCAAGAAATTAATCGGCTTACAGTCAGTATAGGCCTTAAAGAAGGTGAAATTGTTAGATTTAAAAATACGATTCAAGACCTTATTGATGGCGGTATCTGTAAATCATGTAATAGACAATTAGATGATGTTGATAATACCGAACATATAAATTTACATAAAAACGCAATTAATATAACGCAAAATGAACTTAATGTTTTCATAAAAAGAAATGAAGAAATTAAGTTAGAATTGTCTGAAATGATTGGAACTAAAAAATTGGCTGATAGCAAAATTAAGTTAGAACTTGAGAAAGATAGAGCTGAAGTTGAACTTGGGTCATTAAGAAATAAGGTTCAAGATAAAATCAGTGACCTTAAAAAGTATAAACTTAATGAAGCGGCAATTGAGTTTAATAGAAATGTTGATGCTGAAGTTTCTATAATTAAAACTAAACTATCTGTTGCACATTTTTCTAAAGATGATTTGACCTCAAAATTTGAAAAAATTAAACAAGATATACTTAATAATCAAAAAAGTATAGAAGCTAAGACTCTTCTTATTGAACAAATTAAAAAAGAAGAAGAAATTGAAAAAATATTTAAAATTTACATCGAATTAGTTGGAAAAAAAGGTATTAGTAAATTAGTTTTAAGGTCAGTGTTACCAGTAATTAATTCTGAAGTTCAGAGACTACTTGACGATGTATGTGATTTTGAAATTGAAATATTTATAGATGAGAAAAATGATGTTCAATTCCTTATGAATAAAGATGGTGTGTCCAAGTTATTAAAATCTGCTAGTGGGTTTGAAAAGACATCTGCTAGTTTAGCACTAAGAGGTGTATTAGGTAAGCTTTCAACGTTACCAATGCCAAATTTTATTACATTTGATGAAATTATGGGTAAAGTAGCAAATGAGAATATTGAAAAATTAAAACCGTTATTTGATAAGATTAAAAATATGTATGAAATAGTATTTTTAATAACACATAACGACATCATAAAAGATTGGGCTGACAATATAGTAACGGTAATAAAGGAGAATAATGTATCTAAGGTAATGCTTAGTTAGTATATTGTTAGTATATTTGTATAATAAAATTTTATAATATGAAGTTTAGAAATTATTGTATTGTTGTTATGGGCAACACTAAGAATATTTTAGAAGAAATTACTAAAATTTCTGACATTAAACCATATTTGCTAGATGCTAAGGGTATTGTGATAGCAACATTTTCATCAGTTGCCGACCCAAAAGAACTTACCGATTATTTTAAACAAAATTCTAGAAATTTTTTAATTTTTGATTTAAATTCTGAAAATTCTGGGTTTAATTTTATTAAGGATGATATAAACGAAGGATTATTTGGATTTTTGAAATATATGGATGATAATATGCTTAAGGAAAAAACGAATAGTCTTATTCATGAAATCTCTTCAACAACT